TCATTACTTAAAATCATTCCTTCAAGTAACTTTATCTTATTTAATTTAGATATACTTTGTGGGCCTTCATGCACATTTAAAAAAAAACCTACACCATGTCCAGTTCCATGTTGGTAATCTAAGTTGATCTCTTTTAAAAATTTTCTTGCTTTAACAAAAGTCTTATCTGTTAATGCAAAAGCACCTCTGCTTGCAGCTGTGTTCAAAGCTTCATCAACCATATAAGCAACTTGGGTTCCGCTCATTGCTGGCCCTGCTTCATTAACTTCTTGATATGCCAATCTTTCTTTGGTTTTTAAATCTTTTATGGTGGGTGGTTGTTTTCGATTTGTAAGCATATTTAAGGTTTTATTAGTAAAGTTAGTAGCTTTCACGCCAACAGTAGGAGCCAATAAAGCCGCTCCAACTCTTGCGTATGGCTCAAGATTTGTACCCTCAGTTGCTTGACCCGCAACCTCACTACCTGTCGCCGCTACTGTAGATAAAGCCTGACCTTTTGTAGTAAGGCCTGCTTTCTCCATACCTTCTGCAAGCTTTTCTGTTCTTTGCGCTCCCGCTCTTTTAGCCAAAACTTTTGCGCCTTTACCTATTCCGCCGACAACACCACCACCTGCTCCAAACTCACCGATTGTACCTGCTAATCCGGCGGCTCTACTATCACCTCGATAGTCTATTAATTCATCTACACCTGCGGCTTCTGTCGCGGCATCAACAGCTCTTCCAGTAAACGTATCAAGAACAGGTATATTATAATCTTCATCTGCAAGACCAACAGCTTGCAAACCTTCTTGGCCTAATCTAGCAACACCTCTTAAGGCCATCTCTGGCAACTCTAAAGCACCCAACGCACCTCTTGCCGCTCCTGCTAACGCAGATCCACCAACCTCGCCAACGCTACCAAAAAGCTCTCTGCCCTCTTCTTCAACTTCTGGTTCTTGTGTGGTTTGCGCCCTAGCAGACATAGCCGCTTGCACAAGTTGCCTAGCGGCGGCTTCATCCCCTGCGGCATCTGCGTTTCTAGCGGCATTCATGTATTTTTCATATGTTGCCATACTTAACCACCATATTTTTTAAGCAAATCTTCATCACTCAAACCAGAACTACTACCGCCTTGGCCTTTTCTAGCCTTAACTTGCCTATCTAATTCTGTGCCTCTTAAATCTTTTCCTTCAGAATAATATGCCATCGCAACAGGGTCTTTTTCGATCATACCCATAATCTCATCAATTCGTTTTAAGTTTGTAATTAATAATTCTGGACTTAAATCTTGTTGTATTGCGCCATGCGCAGCCATCAATAAGCCGAGTTCTACGTTACTTACGTTACCTAGCGCACCACCAGTTTTACTTGCATCACGCATTTCTTGCAGTCTGTTAAATGCCACATTAGACTGCACAGATTTCAACAAGTTCTTAACGTTTCTAGCAGACTGTGATGGAGTATAATCTGCGGCAAACTTACCCAAAACGCCAGTTGTTCCAAGTAAACTTTTGTCATTTTCTATAGCATCTAATACTTGATTAACGCTTATACTTATGCCAGTTCTCTTTTGCGTTTCTAATTGGTCTTTTTCTCTAAGAGCTTTTTGTCGCTCTTCCTCTTCAATCGCCGCTTCACTTCCGCTTATAGGAACCATTCTAATGTCTGTTATTTGACCACTTTCATCTTTATCAAATTTGTACATCATACCCTTATCTGGCGTTGGTAAACTTGATAATAGTGCAGTCTCCTGGTTATAAATATCTCCGCCACTAGCTATAAATCTTTGATATTCTGGTGTGCCAGGCGTAAACCCTGCTGCTAATGCATTTCTAATCAATGCAGTGTCTTTTGTTTTTTCTCTCTCAAAAGCTATCTGGTCGCGTTGCAACGTTAATATTTGATTGTAGGCTTGCTGCCCAGTTAAAGCACCAGTTTCTACCATACCCGCAAGTTGGTTGCCCATATCGCTGTCAAGACCTCGCAAATACTCAACAGTTTTGTTTTTCGCTCGATTAGCAGTACGTTGTTGCTCAATCGTTTGTAATCTGGCGTCTAAACCAGGGTCTGGCCTTAATCTCATTTGGTTAAAACCAGATGCTAAAACTCCGCTTAATGCACCAGCTACGTCACGAAAATCTCTTTCTGCCATTTAACTAACCCATTCCATAAATTTTTCCTGCCGCTTCTGCGCCCATTGTTAAATAATCCATTAAGCCAGGTTGGTATGTTTTTGTTTCACCTTGAGTGCCTTGCGTTAACCCTGCTCCACCAAACAATGCGGCAAGTCCGGCTTGTGGAGCCTTAGTGTATCCTTGATACTGGTTTTTGGCCGCATCAATTAAGCCTTGCATCGCTGCTTGTTGCATTGCGCCCTGTTGCAACTGTTGTTGCTGTATAGATTGACCATAACCAAACGCTTGACCACCTAACCCTGCTAATTGACCTGCCGCTCCTAATTGAGCCGCTCTATCCGCTTGTGCCGCACCCAAAGCAGTATTAAAGCCTTGCTGCCTCATTCTGTTTGCTTGGTCAAACATTTGTTGAGTGTAGTTTTTTGCCATTTCAGCTTCCGCAATGCCATGCCTAGAGCCACCAAACGCATTTGCCGCAGTTGCTTGTGCGCCTAGCATATTTTGTGCATTTAATGCCTGGCTACCCACATCCCTAAGTGTTTGTTGCACAACTTGGCTTTCATATGGGTTTTGATAATTTCCCATGCCTTGTGCCGCAGTTTCGTTCAATCCTTGCGCTGTTCTACCCATAGCCCCCATTTGAGCTTGAGCCGCCGCCTGGTATGGATTTGCCGCCATTGCGGGATTTGCTGAAGCACCCATGTTACTTACCCTTCCTTCCACCTTGCATTTCTAATGCTACTGGCCGTTGTGCTGGGGTCCTGGACCCAGGTGTACCCGTTACTGGATCTACACTAAAACTGCCAAGATAATCTGCTTGACCAGGACGCTTCACAGCAAGCTCACTTACAGCCTGGTCAAAAGCTGGCGCAGATGAATAACCCTGTATGCCGCCATCAAAAGTTTGAGCTTGTGGCATATATTGCTGACCAGTGGCGCTAGGCATTCCAAAAGCATCTGCCATTTGGTTTGTGCCTTGAAATGCTGCTTGCTGTTGTGGTGAAAACGCCGCAACGTCTGGCCCATAATACGGAACATATCCTAATGCCGAAACATCTTGCGCCATACCAACGCCTTGTTGAAGCGCTTTTTCTGCAAAAGCTGGCATTGTTACTTCATTATTTTGACGACCGCCTTTACCACCGCTCATCTTATATCTCCTTTTGATATGAGGCGTGCAGTGCTTCCCACCCATGCGCCTTTAAAGGTTTCTTCCATCCAAAACGACCTGTAATCGTTAATGCTTCACATTTATAATGCTTTGCCCAGGCTGTAACATCATCATGCATATCTAACAACTGATCTAGCTCTCCACCGCCTAAAAACACGTTTAGCACCTTTTTTCTTGGATATACCACAATTTCTGTAACAATGCACCCCCTTGGGCTAGGCCATAATTGCATACGACCCTCGATAATACCTTCCGCTATATCTTCAAATATATGCGTACCGCCACTATACTCCAAAGCCGCCTCTATCCAAGGGCGGCATCTTTCTAATTCATTCACTTGCGTATCTTTAGGCATTTACCATGTAGCTAATGCTACCCTCTTCCAAATTGCGCTACTTCCATCATAATCGGCAACACAAATATAAATATAATTTGTATCCCAGGCTATCATTCCAGTTACATCGCCTGCACTACCAGTGTTTGCACTTGGTGTGGGTTGTTTTGTTGCAAGTTGTCGAAAAGCATTATCGCTAGACACAACTGCATATTTTTTAGTTTCATCCCACAATATAACGCCATTTTCTGATGGGTTATCGTCTGATGATTTAAAATATAATTTACCTAAATTACGCTGCAAATAGTTAGTAAGTTGCCTACCCCATTGTGATAGGTCTTGGCTTATAACTGGCAAGATAGGAGCAGGCATTAACGTGTACCCCCTATTGTAGCCTCAAGTCGCATAATACCTACACGCCAATCCGCAGGACGCGCACCTGTTACTCTCATGCGAACTTGTCTGCCACTAAACCTAGCGTCTGTTGGATTAGCGGGCGTAAATGGGCCATGTGATGTTTCTGTATCGTTAGGATGATACCTTGTTTTGAAGGTCATGCTTACATCACCTTGCGTAACCTCATCAGGTATAACTGACGTAACGTACATAATGTTTTCACCAGTACCAGCCGATATTGGCCCTGTTTCTGCAAAGATTGCGCCGTTATCTACGTTATAGCCAACCTCATGCTCTTTTATATTAGCGTGTGTCGTATCCCAATCAGCCATCATAGGATACCTAAACACGCCACGTTGAACGCCAGACGTTCTTGATAGCTCGCCAATCATCCAGTGGTTCTCATTGTAATCGTAGGCAACATAACGGTCTATTTCTATACTGTTAGCTGACGGGTAAAACCACCACACTTCGCCATATTGCGGTATGCCCATCGCCCATATTTTAGTTTGCTGAGAAGTATTAATATCACCAAAGATATAATCATGCACATCGCATTTTATGGTTTGTACTGTGTTACCATTAAACAAAAAGAAGTTTTCTTGCCCAATAAAGAACACACCTCTATCTGTGTCTACCGCTCCACGGCTCGTTACAGTACCGCAGGAAGTACCTACTCGCTCGAAGCCATAAACGTAGGGTGGCCCTTGATACCGTGCTGTGTGGGCGTCTACGTCAGTCAGAATAAGCGTTTGGCCTCTAGTTCTGACCGCTTGCATAATCTGCCCTGCGGTTTGTAACTCTATATCGCCTGCCTCGTTTGTTGCCGCAGGCGTCCATTGGTTTCTATCCTCTCGGTCACACCAAGATATTTTACGGCTATTACCACCAGAACCTAATGCAAAGATGAACCGCTCTTCAGTTACGACCAAACCAAGATTAGATAGTGGTGCGTTTGTAATTGGTGTAGCTACTGTAGCTAATTTTAATGATGTTTCTGTAACATTAACATTTTGCTCTGCATTCGTAGCAGGATAAATCTGTATAGTGACGCCAGTATCATCTGTGTCAAACCGATAAAAGCTATTACCAATAGGTAGTGTCTTATCAAGTAGGACTGTCGTTGTTGTAGTGCCGATAATCTTAACTTTTAGTGACGGTATGGTTGTAGCGTCTGCATCTGCGTCAGGGTCAGTTACACTTATAGTAAAATGATACTTCTTGCCGCTTGTTAAGCCTGTTATAGCTTGCTCTAAGTTTGCAGCCGTTGTGCCTGTCCATTTAGCTTCACCGCCACTTATAGCCCAACCAGTGCCTAGCGTCCAATCTGTGCCTGCGCTAAAACTGTTGTTTGTAATAAGCTCAGAGCCGCTAACAATATTTAAATCCCACTCGACTAGCCTACCATCGTCATAATGGCAACCAACCATTAATTCGCCAAAATTGTCTAAAGTCCAGAATGTGGCAGGTTCAGGAATAGCGTTAGAAAGCTGTTGTCTTGGCGTACCCCAGAAACCTACACCGTAAGCCCCTTTACCAAACCCTGCGCTAACAGCCGCATCTATACGTCCAGTTGCTAAGTTTTCTGGTGTAATGTCGTAGCATAATCCACCACCTGTCATTGCCACCAATGAATTATGTGAACCGCCTGCTAACCATGTACTTTGGTTAAGAGCTTCCCAAGCGTGCATACCTCTTATTGGCTGCAATGCAAAATCTTCTTTTCTGTTTTGCCAACCACCAATCGGGCGCAATGAACCGTCGAGCCATCTAACTAAACTACCTTCACGCCATCTTCCAGATTGCTCGTAGTCTGTGCCTATTCGGTAAAATCCAGATGGTATGTCTAAAGGTACTAAAGTCATGTTTACGTTTTCATAATATAAGCAAGTGCATAAAAAGGTGGTCTGTTTTCGTGTGCGCCACCGCCGCCTTCATTATCAACAGACAATGTGTGAGTATGTGCGCCGCCACTAGCAATGGTTACAGTGTGAGAGTGTGACCCTGCCGAAGATGTAGTGCCAGTTTGTGAGCCATTTGGGTTATAAGTATTTGCATTATAATCAATATCTATTCCTGGAACGAGAGCGCTTTGCAGGACATAACTATCAGTATAAGTATGCGTGTGCGCCCCTGCACTGTTTGTCGTTCCAGTATGCGTGTGTGCGCCACCGCTTGCTGCCGTACCTGTATGGCTGTGAGCAGGCAATTCGCTAGTTGCTAGTGTCACATCATTTGCACCGCCTGTCGCGCCTACTGCATACGTTCCGCTACTGTCTGAGTCGGCGTGAACGATAAACTTACCTGTTAAGTTAGGTGTGCCGTTTGTGCCATCGCATAATGCCCACCCTGTCGGTATCGTTGCAATCGTACCAGACCACATAATAATGCCACCAGTAGGCATTGCCTTGTTGATAGCTGTATCGAGTAAATCAAAGTTTGCGTTGAGTGTGTTACCCCAAGTGCTATCACTTCCACCAACCGTTGGCTTCGTTAAACCTAAATTTGCTGTCGTAGACATATTAAATTCCTTTTCTTAAACCCAACGTATCATTTTTCTAAGCATCCGTCCACGTTCCTGACGCTGCGCTGTCATCTGTCCAAATACCTGTTGCCGCACTGTCATTAGCCCATGTGCCTTGGTCTTGTGCATCATCGCTCCAAATGCCATCACCCTCGCAATACCCCACTAGCCAATAACGCTTGCCTGCAAACACAACATTTGCCCCAGAAGCATTTGGGTCACGTTCGACATATGGGTTTAATGCAGTCATTCGGCCTCTGCTATAGTATTACCTTCAGCCACCCATTCCATAAGAGCATCCCAATGTCTATTTCCTGTTTCGTCCTTTGGAACCATTAGAACTTCATCATCATCCATTACCACCCTTACAGTGTTAATTACACCATCAAAATCTTGGTAATATTGTGCGCTTGCAATATTCATCTATAACTCCGCATCTAAAGTAACTCCTGCAAAGCTACTATCTGTAGGGTATATACTGCTAGAATAAAAATAAACACCAGCACATCCGTCACTAGGTAAACCACTTGATACATTAAAATCTATTCTAAAAGTTGGATCGAGTGACGCATCAGTAGCATACCAAGTTTGACCCCCAGCAGACTGCCAAGCTCCACTTGTATAAACACCCATTGTACCGCCTGCTCCTGCACTACTAGATGTTGTTCCAACTAAACCTAATGAAGGGCGTATTCTCATTTGAGGGCCACCTACTGATGGTATTCTTATACTGCCACCAGTGGTACCATAACACCATCCTGCGTGAGCAGAAGAACCTTGGTTTGTACCAGTTGATCGACCATACACATTATAATATCTTTTACATTTATTTTCCGTTTCAGAAATATGTTCGTGTTCAAAATCTGAAACTTTATCGCCTGCTTGTAATTGTATGCCAGTAATTTCCCACTCATTACTGGTGCTATCAGCTAAATTAACTTGCCCTGTTGCACTACCAGCATCCGTTGAAGTAGCCCAAGTGGTTTGCAAAGTTCCTGTTGTTGTATCTGAACCATTAACAAGATGAAAAAATAACTCTAAAGAACTATTATTATCATCATCAAATTTTCCTGTTGTATCGGCTGGAAAACTGACTGTGTATCTGTTCCAGTTAGCGTCAGGAACGGTATATGAACCAGATACATTTCTATTATTATCTCTGTCGTACAATCTCACTGTATATACGCCAGTTTTGTTTGTTTTAACATAAAATGAAAGTTGAAAACCTTTAGCGTCAGAATGTCCTTTTCTAAATCTTTGAACCATTTGGCCTTCAAATTTTGTTTGAATATAAACCTGTTCATTAGATGCTATAGAAGTATCGGCTGTTGTTACGTCCATCTTTAATGATTTAGTAAACCCAGCTAAGTCTGAAACAGAATTTTGAGAACAAGTATATGTACTGCCAGCATTTTGCTTATAAACATAAAATCTGTCTAATACATATTTATTACTGACATTTGTAGATGTGGCTTGACGCTGAGCCACTAGCATTGCACCGTTAATGACAACATTCTGCCCACCGCCACCGCCTTGGCCTGCGTTGTCTGCTATGTCTCTGGCTTTAGTCATTTATTACCTCAATCAAGATGGTTTAGTAGGCCACGTTACATCGTCTAAGCTAGTTGCGCTGTCTGTTATGTCTCTAAGGGCTTGACGATAGGTTGTACGCTCAGACGTCATGGTAAGGTCACTAGACGCCCACCAATCTGTTTCTGCTAATCTACGGTTACGCTCCTCGCGCAGTAAGCGCATTGGCTCTGCATTGACTAGCTCAGTTTTTTTAGCTGATACCGCCGTCCAAGTTGTGCCAAAGTCGCTAGGGTTACTGCTTTCTATAGCAGAACCGTTTTCGTCTGAGCCTGTTACCTTGCGAAACATTTCGTTAAACTCTGTCTCAGAAGTGGGTTCGCCGCGCAAAACCCATTCTTCTATGCCTAGTTCTGTTAATGCTGTTGCTATATCTGTCATGTTATACTCCTTATACTTGAATTTCCCACGCTTCAGCGTGTCTACTATCAGACGAACTCCAACCAAATTGAATGTCTCCACTACCGCCTCTTAACGTTTGTAGCTGAAGCCTCATAGTACTTGTTGTACCAGCCACAAAAGTAGCAACTACATTTTCACTTACCCAAGGATCAGTATCAACTTGATAACCACTTGCATGAGCATAAGAATTTACATTCATTTTTGTGTCAGAATTATTACTATCGACAATCCGAAACCTTGCATAGCCTTGTCTTTCCGTTGTCATACAAAGAACACCAAACTGCACTCTAATCTTATTAGTGGCTTTGGTTGGTGTGATATCAATATAATAATTTGTAACATCAACGTTACTAGAAGATGACGTTGTAAAAGTGGCTAGGTCATAATAGCGTTCTTGATATTGAATAATACTTCCTGCTCTAAACCCTAGAGTGCCAGTTGACGGAGCCGCTCCTGCGGTAGTCTGTATTTCATCAACTTTTAAGATAGATGTCATTGGGCTATCTCCATAATAGACATGCTTGTGGTAGCATTTTGGTATGAAACAACCCAACTAGAACCAGTTGACCCCACATAACAATTTAATTTTACAGCTTTAGCGCCGCTCCAACCTGCTAATTTTCCTTCAATATTAAATGTATACCTATGGTCATTAAATGTTTCTGGATAACCAAATGTACCATTTATGTTTCCTTGTTGCACCCCATCTAAAAAAACTCGTGCGTTCATCCAAGTAGAAGTTCCAGCGCCAGTAATTTTTCGAACATTAAAAAGACTACAAGAAACATGAATAAAACTATTACTAAATTTTGGTGTAAAGTTTATCGTTAAAATATCTGCATTTGCACTAGCAGATATAGTTGTAGGGGTGCTAGTTTCTGTTTGTGAATACTGAACAACATGACCAGGAATAGCCACCCCATTGCCAGTAGTCTTTTCGTTTATTGTATCTACCTTTAAGGTACTCATCCTGCTATCTCCATAACTGTTAATGCTGACATTGGTTGCCCGTTATAAGAAGCAAAATTGTTATCATTATTAGCTCTATTCAAATAAACAGCGTAGCCAGTATCAAAGCCGCCAATGTCTATGCTATAAGTTACTGAGCTAGTAGTCGCAGGACTGTCTAAAAATTGAAATCCTGTTGTGTTCATTGTATAGGTTGCGTCACCTTCTGGATATTCAATTTGTTGCCAAGTGCATACTGTTCTGTTTCCTCTCGCATCGCCTAAACCAATTGGAGTTGTGTCTCTTAAAAGTCTCCCTCTAATTTGCCAATATGCCGTACCAACGTGCAATGTTGCTGTTGCTAATATTTTGTTGCTTGTGGAAGATGGCGTTATAGCTGTTCTAAAATCAGTCATTTCGACAAAACCATTACCTATGCTGCTTGAAAAAACTCCACCTACAACAGTTTGTTTAACTTGTATAACATGGCCTGCCGCACTAAGCGTCTGACCGCTAGGAATAGTTATTTTATTAGCATTACTGCCTGTCGTTGGTCCCTTGAGGTTTTCTACTATTAACGTACTCATATAATCACCAAGTTTCCATTAACTGTAAGAGTTGTACCAGAGGCTACAGTAAGTGGACCTGTCGCACTGGCATTTTCTGTTGCATCTATCGTTACGTCTGCGTTTAGCTCTTGCTCATTACATCTAAATATATCGCCTGCGCTGCTTCCAGATGTTCCGTTATCACCCTTGAATAGTCCACCGCCTGCCGCGCCACCAACTTCAAATGTTTTGTATGCTATAACTTCTACAATGTCCGAAGCCGCCACAGCCGTTGCAAACACCACATCGGAACCATTGGTTGCGGTTACGTCCACACCCACTTGCATTTTTATACCATTTAAAAATACGTCAACATAGTTGGGGCTGTACCCCCCTGTTGCGAAGGAAGTCTCACCGCCAGTGCAAGTAAATACGTCTCGCGTCTGGGTAGCTCTGGGCGTTTCGCCTGTTGTTCCGATGTAGCCTGCCATTATTCTGGTGTACTCACTTCTGCGTTTCTAGCCGCCGCCGTTTTAACAACCTCTAATTCGTAGGCTTGCGTAATTTGAGCATCTTCGCCTGTTGCTATAGCGATACTATTTGCGTTGCAGTGAGCTACGAGCAGAGCAATAATCTCATCTTTTGCTATTCTAGCTCTATTTGTTAAGGCATTATCTGCCCAATTTTGCACAGATGCAGCCACATATTCCATGCACTTTTGCTCGGTTGCTGTTATCGTTACTGTTATATCTGGCATTTGTTTTTCCTTTTACGCAATGTGAAATCCTGACCACCAAGTGTAGTAATTATGCAATTCAGTTCCGTTATCAATAAAATTTATAGTTACATAATCATTAGCATTTAATTCAGCTACAGCCGAAGCGCCCTGCCCTGCATAACTGCCAGTAAATTGACCATAGGTGCCAAAAGACGACATTGAACCATAATTAGACCCATTTACTCTTAAAGTTGCGGAAGAGTTGTAGCCCATATTATAAAGCAAACAGGCAAATGAGAAAAAATAAACACCATTAATAGGTGCGGTAAATCTTCCGTTTGAATTATTATAGTGTGAACCTCTGTTAAATGTGACAGTATCAAATACAATATCGCCCGAACTTGTTACATGGCTACTTGTCGTAGCAAAAAAACCTACTTGATTAGGCTTTACAACATGGCCTGCCTCATGCCATCTAATCGCTTCAGTTCCACCAGATATACCAAAAGAAACGTAATCATCTGAGCCAACACCAGACGCACCTTTTAGCGCCCACTTTTCATTACCTGTTACAGTAAAGTTCATAAGTTCAGTGTTGTCAGGTGCCTCTATATGAATAGGTGCAGTAGGAGCCGCTATACCAACGCCAATTCTATCATTCGTTGCATCGAGCGTAACGCCTGCCGTTAATAGATGTGCATCAACATCAGCATCGGTATATCCTGCATTAGACGCAGGGTCTTGAGCAAACGTAACGGCCACCACTTCATCGCCTGCTTGTGCAGCGTTTACAAGAGTTACACTCTTGCCATCTGCGGCTTCGGTGTAATCTGTCGTCCTGACCAACCTAATTCCGTTGTGGAATATGTGAATTTTCTGAGGCGCAAAATTTAATCCAGATAACACAGTTGTGTTAGCTGTAAACGTAAACTTCTTTCTACGTTCAGCCGCATTTTGGTTGTTAGTTACCGAGCTAGTGTTTGCACCTATATAGCCTGCCATATTAGTCAGCCTCCGCTATGGTATTACCGTCTGCAACCCATTCTAATATTGCAGCATAGTGTCTGTTATTAGGGTCTTTTGGAACACTCATTTCAACACCGTCTATTGTTGCTGTAACGCATCCAGTGTCTTGACCTTCAAACTCATTATGTTGTGCGCTTGTGACTAACATTTATAACTCCGCATCTGCTTGATATGCTGTGTGTGTAAAGGTTGACGTATTGTTGTAAGCTGCTGAATTGTAATATTTAGTGTGATGTGTATCAGGAGTAAATTCTGTTACTGTTCCAGATGATATTGTAGTTGTAGAGGTAGGCACTGCTCTCATTGGAACAGGGTGCCAAAAGTGACTAAAACGATTGCCGCTGACATATTGACACAAATAAGGCCCATAAGAATTTATAGGTAATTTGTAATAATATCTTTGTGCTTTAGCTAATTCGTCTGCGTAACTTCTATGCTCAAAATCCGTAGCTTTTTCGCCAAGCTCAAACTGAACTCCAGTAAGCTGCCAAGTTGCACTGCTTGTCGCTGTTAAATTTGTTTGGTCTGATTTAACCATTACAAAAGAACCCTGATAAGCATCTAAGGTTGTTGTGTGGTAAGTGGGTCCAGAACCTTGTGACCAACCTATGTAAATGCCTGCTAAATTACCTGTTTCCCAAGTTCCCGTTTGGTCTCCAATAATTGTAATTTCTTTTTTTTCCCAAGTATTTGCAGCATCTATTGTGTAACCTTTAACCATACTTCTATTAGCTGCATTGTTAAAAATATTAATATAATATTGGCCTGCTACGCTTGATTTTACATGAAAAGATAAAGTGCAAGTTTTAGCATTAGATGTACCCCAATTAAGATGGCTTATATTATGACCTTCTATTGGGTGAAGCGCTCTTGTAAATTGGTTAGTAGTTAAAGATGTGTCTGTTCCTGTCACTGTAAATTTTAAAGAATATTCAAAACCAGTAGGAGCATCGGCTACTCTTTGCATACTAACAGAGCCATCCGTGTTTTCTAAGCACCTAAAACGGTCAACAGGAAACAAATTTGCATTGTGTGATGAAACCGCAGAGCCGCTATTGCGTTGGTCAATTCGCATATCGCCGTTAATAACCATATTTTTAGACCCACCGCCTGATGCGCCAGTCCTTGCAAGATTAACTAACTCATTCTGTTTGCTCATGTTTGCTCCAGAACACTCAAAATAACGTCAACGGATTTATCTGTGTCACTCTCAACAGTCACCGCATGACCTTGCTCAAGAATAACTTTACCATCTAAAACAGACAAGGCCGCACCGCTAGGCAAGGGAACATCCTTTACTAGAAACACGTTTGCAGCCTTGACCGATACTTTTATTTGAGCGGTATGCACATTGGCTAAGTTACAACCAATGACCACTGACGTAGTTGCCGATGGAACATTGTACACAGTTTCCTCAGTAGTACCTACAGAAGATGCCGTGTAATTTTTGAATACATTAGCCATGTGCTATACCTCTACTATTAAGCTACGTCGTCAAGCAATGCACACACGATAACTTCTACTGTACCAGTTGAAGAAATCGCATTTATGTCTGCGACTGTAGCATTTGGATAACGTCCACAGTGGCTTTCGTTAGGGCCAATAACAACAGCCGAAGTATTTGTCGCTGTTGCCGCAGTACCGTCAAAAGTCACATAAATAGAACCGTTGTTACCATCTACGTTTTTAATGTAAACAAACTTTGCCTTGTCAGCAGCGTCGATTGCTGTTGGCGTTGTAGAGCTATCTACTGCGGTATAATCCACAAAAGTGCCTGCCATTAAGTCAGAGCTTGTGTTGTTAACTGAAGATAGTTTGTAATACCACTTATCGTTTACATCTTCAGGTGTGACAGTCATTGTTGCTGAGAATGTTTTTGCAATCTCATCTGGAAGGACTGTTACTTCCATTGTAGCTTTCGCTGCGTCAGCCATGATTTTCTCCTTTTCGTTTAACCCAAGGCTATAGCAAAGGCCAATGCTTCCCCTGCCCTATCGACATCGAGGTTGGCCCTAGTTGTTTCTGCATCCGTTACGCTTAACGCACCAGTTACAGTTACATCGCCAACAGAATTAATACCGCCACCTGACGTTATCGCACCTGTTGAACTGATAGCCCCACCAGAGATGGAACCATTTGCTGCTATGCTATCAGAAGTAATACTTCCAGTAGCAATAACATTACTTCCAGACGTAATATCGCCTGTTGTTGTCACTGTCGTAGCATTTACCGCACCCGTAAAAGTGCCAGTAATATTGCCAGAAACATCCACATTACCTGTTACAGTTAGGTTATTACCTAAACTGCTTAGACCAGTAATGTTAAGGCTTGTGCCTGATATAGCACCGCCAATAAAACTTGTAGCTGTAACACTTCCTGTTGCTACAGCGTTTGCATTTATCTGCACATCACCATCAGATGTTAAGCCACCTTCTGTAGCCAACTCACCTTGCGTGATAACATTACCTTCTGCACTTATGTAACCACTAGCTTGAATATTACCAAACGCGGATGTTCCAGGCGCGGTTACGCCCTCAGTAACGCTAATGCCTGCCGCTTCTAAATTGCCTGTAGCAACTAAATCACCTTGAATGTCTAATGTATCAGTTGCGTTTACCTTACCAAAGACGTTAATACCGTCCGTAGTAGTTTCCAATTTTTTAGTATTATTAAAATATAACTCAACAGCGCCATCTTCATCCATTGTGATGAAAGTTGGGCTTGTTGGGTCTACAGAACCTAGCGTAATATTATCGCCGCGAATGTATAACTCGCCAGTGTTGTTTAGTATGTAAGCGTCACTCGCCGTAGCGTTGTGATAAATTTGTAAGTCGTTACTATCGCCAAAGTTAATAATTTTATCGTCATTAACAGTGCCGCCATTACCGCCAATTTTTGTTGCTAATTCTGTGTTTAGATTATCAAAGTTGGCGTCAACTTCATCATGTGTCAGCGGAGCGCCTTTAGTTGCACGTTTTACAATAGTTGCCATTAGTACGCCCTCACCCTCATGCGCCGACCAGTACCACCAAACTTAGCCTGGTCGCTTTCAGAGTTTATACCATCAATCGAGGCTCGATACAACGCAGCCCATGTCGTTGTTCTGTTATCTTCTTGCAAATAAGGAGCCGCATGAATTAACGAACCGTACAAATAAACATCTGGAAAATTAGTAAGGATAGCATTTGTGGTTGTAACTGAACTTAAAGACGGTATCTTTGCATAATAGTTTAACTCTATACCATAATTACCATCTGGCGTTGGGTATATCTCCATCTCACCTTGCGTAATAGAATAAAAACTAGGCTTACCAGATGCATCCAGGTTGTTTCTGCGTCTTTGCTGCATCTCAAACTGCGAAACAAGTTCTATTGGCCTATAATCACCTGTCTCAATATGCGCTCTAATTGGCTCAAGAAAGTCAGTAGGTAAAGCATTGTACTGAGAACTAATCGTAGCAGACGCCCTATTTTCCATACGCCAATGCCTAATCTTGCGGTTCATATCCGCTTCGGCCATTTTAATAAAATCAGGTATAACTGAGGTTAAGTCACTGCGATTTAAAAAATCCGCAACACTAGCTTTTAGTTCGTCATAAGTTGATAACGCCATCTAACAATTCCATCTTCTACGAGCAGCTTTGCCACGCTCACCTGTCCAGCCTCTTGACCTAGCGCAAAAAGACTTCTTACGAGCCTTCTCTTTTGCAGTTAAATTTTTCTTTTTCGTTACAGCCGTCTTAAGCTTTGAACCAGGATTAGCACGCCTATGCGCCGCCACACCCTTTGCAGTCATACCAGCACCCTCTTTTACAGAGCGGTAATTACGACCCTTGCCTTTGGTCGTTTTGCGTATGGCTTTTTCAGGCTTTCGTGGCATCACATAAACTGACCGAGGTTTCCTGATTTCTTCAATTGTGAATACATTTTATAAGTATCTTCCATACTCATGCCTGGTATATATGGATTACTTGCAACTCTTTCCCTAAATCTATCAAAATCATAGTCACCACTTGCTTGACCACGACCAGAGCCAACCATAGGCTGTTTAAAAGCATCTGCACCAGCAAACATTAAGTCTATACCCCTAACTGGCAAACCCATATCTGCTCTTTGACCGCGAGACATAGCATCATATTCTGCTTGAGTTATCTGGTTCATAGCTCTACGCATACGCTCACGATTGTCTATGTTTCTCTGTGCTTGGATACGGCCATCCTGGGTAGGATCAATATCATTTCCATAAGTAGAAACAGGCGGAACTCTAAATCCTGAGTCATAACCTTGTGAACGTGGGTCTAAATAATCCATGTTCATACCTGCACCGCCAAACGGATCAAGACCCATACTACGTTCCATCGTAGCCTGGGAAGCTAAAGTTGAAACATCTGGTCCTGGACCGCCAAATGGCTCTAACGGAGACATATAAGCCGCATTAGCAGGCATACGCATATCCGGCATATCAGACTGTGGCCTCATTCTTGGACGAATAGAGCTATCCATATCAGCACCACTACCCGCAACTGCTTGTTGAATAGGCGAGCCGCTTGGCCCACCAAAAGGACGATCCCTCAAAGAGCCATAAGGCGGAACACCAAGCGCGTTTAGAATGCCGCTCAACGGGCCACCAGCAAAATCATCGCCTCGATTATCACGGTTTCCACCGTCAATCATATCTATAAAGGCAGGAACGTAACGCTTGTTTGCCTCATCGAAATACCCAAACTTACCATCAGTATTGGCTTTTTGACGATCAGCAGCAGACGTTCTTTCATACTTACGGCTACCTTTGTCTTTGCCCATACCCTTCTTTTCAATCTCTTTAGGTTCAGCCATTACTTCTTACCCTTCTTTCTTCTGCTCAGTTTTCTTAAATCTGCACCTGTGATCTTCTTACGCGGCGGAGCTACGGCTGCAAGCTTTTTCTGCTTTGGGCTATATTTTTTATACGGCATTACTTTTTCTTCCGCTTAACAGGCTTCGCCGTTTTTGCCGCTTGCCTAAAGTTTTTAGCCGTTGGCGCACCCTTGCTACCAGGTTTTCTCATCTTTTCGCCACTACCTGCCTTGATACGCTTCCTCTTGGCATGAATATTGGCATACAATCCAGGTTTCTTAGCCATTACTTATACTTCGCTCCTTGACACTTTCCCGCTCTTTTACAAGCAACCTTTGTTGGGCAACCAGGACATGGCTTAAATTTACTCCCATGCATTACTTTTTCCTTCCGCCCTTTTTCTTACCATAACCAGGCATAGCAATCTCCTTTTTCTGCAACGTAACACATTATGCGATCCCACGCAAATTACGTTTTATGTTATTTCTCCAACTACTAAATGCGCCGGATAGAGCAGTCGCCGCATCACTCGCCATCGTCAAACATAACGCATCAGCTAAATCCGGTGACGCCAAACCACGCTTACGCATCTCATCCTTACTTTCGGCTTTCATTTTGCCAGAAGATGTAAAACTATACCTAATACTGGTTAACTCAGCGACTAACTGATCGTCTTTCGGTAATTTACACGCTCGATCCTCAAGCCAACCCTTCGTCTTAAACCACAACTCAGAGCGTAAATTTAGGTAAGTATCGCCCATACTAGGGGCTTCTGCCACATTTACACCACGAACAGGCAAACCAATCTCTTTTAACCTATCGACCACACCAGAACCTACACCGATACTGTCCACAAGTATCTGTGTAGGTTGGCGTGAGGGGGGTAAACTCTCATATTCCGCCACAACTCGGCCAACAGTTTGCATCAAATCTAACCCGGCCCAGGCCCGCATTTCCGTCACAATAGGTCCCTGGCGCTTACATAACGCTGTTTTGTCCGTACCAAACCTAGCAACATCCAAGCCCCAGACGCTAGACGTTTCCTCGTCAATCTTAACATCTCTATGCAATGCATTTTCTACCAGGTGAAACGGAATAATGGTATCATCGTCTGCAAGAGGAAACTCGCCCAATACACGAATGCGAAACGCATTACTCTCTTCACCATAGCGTAACTTCATCTCTTCAATGAACTCATCACTCACCAAAGGACTGTCAACGCACGACCAACGCCTCGTCCACCAACTATCCGCCATTCTATTCTGGCTCTCAAAAAATGTACCACTACTTCGCGTGGGGTTACTCAACATAATCGTGGTCGCATTATGACCAGACATAGAACCTGCCGCAGCCTCAAAGACCTGCTCCGGCACACCAGATGCCTCATCCACGACCAACATAACATGCTCAGAGTGAACTCCGGCTAACGCTTCTGGCGTTTCCGCTCTACTGGTTCTAGCCGAAATAAACATCTCACTCGGCGCAGAGGTATGCTCAATACGATCCGACTTTACATTCAATAACGCCTGAAACGCTTCCGGCAACTCATTAATCCACCGCTTTAACTCCGCAAACAAAGCATCAAACAACTGACTAGAAGTCGGCGCAGTCACAACCACCTTATTAGGGTAATGCATCAAAAAATACCAAAGCATAGCCCAGGAAGCAGCCGTTGACTTACCCGTACCATGCCCAGAGCGAATGCTAATTTTACGCTCACCAGACGCAATCGCATCGAGAAACTCCGCCTGGTAATCCAAAGGCTCAACACCTAACACCTCACGCACAAACAATGATGGTTTCTTGGAGTAGCGTTGGGCAAACTCCAACATCGTGTTCTGCGAAAGATCATTCATGCTCAACAACCTTCATCTTACGCAGCGCATCTAAATGCAAATCACCAATATTAATGTTGATCTGCTGATTAGCCCTGCCGCCATACCGCTCCTGGTTCCAGGCTTGCGCCGCCAAATTGTGCTGACCAACCTTTTGCTTGAGCAAACCAAGATCAACCTGGCTAACATTTGCCTCGCTAATGTCTCGATCCCCATTCAAGGCTTCCATAATCTCACGCTGCCTACGCTCGTCAACCTCAGATATAGCCTCAAAGCTTGCATCAAAATGTGCATCCGCCGCATCTCGCCTAGCACCATCAACAGCAGCAGATAATTCAGGGTTTTTCGTTATGATATTCCGGAGCGCACCTTGCGACATATCCATGTCAGACGCCAGTTCGCGTATGGACTTACCAGATAATATCCACTCACGCAGATATTCACCGCCACCCCTGCGCTGTATCTCGGCTCTTCTCTTCTTTGCCAGTGGTTTTCCCGCCATGCTCGTACCTCATTTTTGCAGAATTTTAGCATGATATTCTGCAAAAGCAATATAGGGGGGTGGGGGGGTCATCGGGAGGAACCTTGTAGTGTAAGGGAGTAATACTACGAAATCAGGAAGATGACCCCGACATAACTGTAGCATATATTTC